AATAGTCAAAAGCTGAAACGAAAAAGTCTCGGTTGAGGAGAGGTTAATGTTGGGAGGAGGAAGCGATTGCTTTTGTGATGATCTGCACCGATATGCGGTCGGCTTTTGTGGGTGAAGGAACCGTGGGGCGCAGGTCGTTTGCATTGATGTAGCGATTGAGTGTTCCTCTGTCAACCTTCACAATGATGGCTATTTGCCTCTTGGATACGCCTTCATTCAAAAGAGACACGATCAGTTGGCGCTTGAAATAGAGCTTATGCTTTTCAGGGGCTGTCCTTCGCCCCTTCGGCCGACCCAGCACGACACCTTCGGCCTTCTTGCGGGCCAGCGCCTCTTTGGTGCGTTGGCTGATCAGGTTGCGCTCAATCTCGGCCGAGAGCCCGAAGGCGAAGGCGAGTACCTTGCTGCTGATGTCGTCCCCCAAGCGGTAATTGTCTTTGATCGTCCACACCTGGCACTCCTTGTTCATGCAGATATTCAGTATGTCCATGATCATAAACAGGCTGCGCCCGAGACGGGAGAGCTCACTGCAAATGATTAGGTCGCCTTTCTCTACCTTCTTCAGGAGGCGCCCCAGCTGGCGCTTGTTATAGCTCTTCGTGCCGCTGATCGTCTCCTCGATCCAGCCGTCTACCTTCATGTTTTGCCGCTTGCAGAAGTTCTTGATCTCGAAGCGCTGGTTCTCGACCGTCTGTTTGTCGCTGCTTACACGGATATAGCCGTAAGTCATACGAATACCGGTGTGAGTTCGACGTTGTAGTTCTCCCGATAGAGACTGCGCGCCCACTCCGGCCACGCTCGCTCTGCGGGGGTGAGATCCGTGCGACCGGCCGACAGACGCTGGTGCATCTCTATCTCGTGCACGTAGCGGATAAAAGGTTGCACCAAGGCGGCGTTTGGCGTGGAGCCTCCCATGAAACCAAATCGCTCCTGGATGTACTTCAGATCGGCACGCAGCTTGGGCGAGTGCGTGACGGCCGTGATGCCTCCCTCCTCCACGTGCAGCACGGCGAGGATCCGCGCCGACGTGTCGAGGCTGATGGCGGGAATGTCTGTTTGCAGGCAGGCATTATTCCACGCTATGCGGAAGGTGTTTGCCGTGCAGCTTGCATCCATACTTGTTTCTTTGTTTTGCTCGTTTACCGCCCGAGCGAGGCTTTCGTTCATGTTCATATCTGTTCCTGTTTCTTGTTGTTTTCAATTGCAAAGCCGCCTATTCTCACGAACCCCAGCGGCTCCTTCTGTCATTTCTGAAAAACCAATGAATTCAAATAAGATCACGTATGCTTGTTTGTCTGCTTTGCGACAATGTGCCCAACGTCATCATGCTGTGCCCTCCTTTCCGACGCCTTCCGTGGCAGCCTTGTAAGCCGCCTCTTGCCGGCGGATCCAGAGGGCAATGTCCTTCCAAGGCAGCATGCCGCCTACGTTCTTGTCGTCCACATAGCAATGGGCGTACACCTTGCGTGCATCCGTGCCGTAGGCCGTCACCTGATCCGGCCGGTGATCATTCACCCGGTCGAAGTGGATGTCTTGCTCCAAGAGCCAGTTAACCATCTCCGTTTGCTGGCGCCCTTCGCGGCATGTCCAGATGATGATGTAGTGCCCCTCGGCGTGCAGGGCGTTGATCTCCTCTCGCGCATCCGGCAGGGGGCGACCGATCCCCGGCCACTGGCCATCGTGGATCGTCCCGTCAAAGTCTACTGCGATGATCATGGCCGCTCTCCCTCCTTTCCGTCTAACTCCTTGTTCCGCCTCTTCACAAACTCGTCGTACGCCACGCAGCGGTACGTCTCCACCATGTCGATCAGTTCCTCGTGATCGTGGTTTGTCTCCGAGCCTACCCGCTGGAGCGCCCGGAACGACCGTCCACAGACGTTGTGCAGCGCCCATAGCACCTCGTCAATCAGGTCGAACACCTCGCCCAGTCCCTCCTCGGAAGCATCCGGCCCCGGCCATTCGGTAATGATGTGCAGCCGCACCTCCTGATTCGTTTTATAGGAACCGTTGTCCACATGCATCCAGTCCGTCGGACTGAACTCGATAAACACTGCCGGAAGCCGAAAGGGCATCTCCTGCTCCAAGAAGCTCATATGCTGGTTCCACAGATCGATGTGGGCGATGGGCTGCGGTCGGTCGATGCGTCCTAAGGCATCCCGGATCACTTGATACAGTTCTTTTCTCATTGTCTCGTTTGTTGTTTACTTATGAAGGGGCGATTCGCCGTCTGCGTTGCGGCCGATCTTCCCCGACGCCTTCAGCATCTTGTAGAACGCCCGCTCGCAGATCCCCAGTTGCGGATGGATGTAGCGCCGCCAGATCTCCCGGTTCGACAGCCCGCTCTTCACGTACTCGTCGTAGATCCGGTTGACCGCCGTTACGCGCTTTTCGTAGCTCCGCCCTCGCGGATTGAATCGACCCATGCCTGTCGTTTACACCTCCGTCATGCTAAGCGGTACCGACTCCCATACGCCTGACTTGCTGCGGACGGCAGCGCGGATATAGTCCTTCGAGGGACTGGGCTGATAGCTCTCCTCGATGATGCGCACGCCCTCGATGAAGCGTTCGTCCTTCGTCTCTTCGGCCAGCCGCCTGAGTTGCAACACACGCTGCGCCTTAAGTGCACCCGAACTATCGCGCGAGAGCAGCTTCAGGATGGCCTTCACGAGCGAGCGACTCGCGTCGTCCTTGGCCAGCGACTCGATATAGCCCTTGACCATTGCGATACCCTCATCCACCGTGTCGCGGTAGTTATCTAAGAGGTAGTGTCCGACGACGATGCGCTTCGTACCCTCGGAGTTGGTGAAGGTGTGCGACCGCTGGTCGTCCTTCACCCCAAAGAGTTCCGCCTTCATCTCTAACGCCCCACGAAAGGCCTCTGCGGCCTCCGTCTTACGCCGGGCTATCTCGTCGCTGATATTCATAAGTCGTGGCATGACGGTCTCGATCGTCTCGTCTACCAATGCGGTGTAAGCCTCGCGGTCGGCCTTGCGTTTGGCCTCCGCCTCTTTCTTCTGTTTAGCCTCTTTGAAGGCCGCGAACTCTTGGCGCTCCTCGGCTGTCATTTCTACTGTTTCCATATCGTGTTTATGTGTTTATATGTTCCTGTGTTAGGCCTTCGGCCGGTAGTTATGGGGTAGTCAGGGGGGGTAGCTGCTACTTCTGACTACTCCTACTACTTCTAACTACCCGGCCGCAAGGCCGCATAACTACCCTCTGCTACTTACCTCCCCGGGGTGTACACGAAGTACATCATCGCTCCGGGTTGTTTCCCGAGCTCGTCCACCGTTATGCGGTCGACCTTTTGAAGGTCTTCTGTACGCTGTTTGAACGCGTTGTAAAGGCTGCGCAGCCGATCCACCGGGATGCGGTTGAAGGCTTTGTAGCCGGATGCCCGACAGGCAATGGCCTTCACCTCGTCCATCGTGGCTTCGTGCTTCATCTCACGGCGATAGCTGAAGATGGCGGCTATCACCCGTTTGCGCCAGCGGTCAGCCTCGGCCAGACCCGGCGTGCTGAGTGTGGTCAGCCGGTCGCAGACCTCCATCAGGCCGTGGCAGTCCAAGTCTAAAGAGCTCTCCACGCCGTAGGCCGAGAGGATCGTGCGTTTGCCGTCATCGTCGATGCCAGCCTTACCCAGCAGGGTGTGAAAGCGCTTCACCAAGCGCTTCTTCTCTCTTTCCATGAATGTTGTTTCCATACTTCGTTTTTGATTAGTTGTGATTGATCATTTGACATAAAACTCTTCTGCCATTTTCTCTGAGATGGTAAACTTTCCCGTTCCACCGAATCGGCTTGTGACGAAGGCCTTAAAACCTTGTACGGAGAAGATCACGTCTGAGTCCTGCATGATGCGCAGCGCCGTGCGCCCCTCGGGGCTGGTACCGCGATTGTTCTTTACGTGGCTGATAAAGACGAAGAGCTTGTCTGGGAACGTCATCTTCAGCTGGCGGTATTGGCTAATCTGTAGCCCCATGAACTGCACCGAGTCGATGAAGACCACACCGAACCGCTTCATGTGTTTGAGGCGAAAGAAGAGCTCATCGTAGAGCTCTCTGTCCAGCATGAAGAAGTTGCGACCCACCTCGTCCATTCCGTGCCGCTCCACCGCCATTCGGACGGTCTTGCGGATGCCTTCCTCTACACTGTCGTACACCACGCGGTAATGCTTGGCCAGCGCCTTGGCCAGAATCATGGCCATCGAGGTCTTGCCGTTCTTCGAGGGGCCGTAGATGAACCATGTGCCACCCACCGGCTCGGCCGGCCCGATGGCTTCGTCCAGCTCCGGCCCCAGACTGATGCCCTCTGGGTCGACCATACGCGTCAAGTCGCGCGTGCTATAGGCTCTCTTCAGCTTCATTCGGCCGTCTCCTCCTTCCGTTCTTCGGCCTGCCGACGCATGCGGTTAAAGGCATGGCACTTGCGCTTGACGCGCCTCAGGTCGCCTTCGCAGTCCTTCTTCACGGTCTCAATCTCGCGCAACCCTTCTACGCCATTGGCCCGGCAGACGTCCGAGATGTCCGTCGCGCTCAGCCCCGGCATGGCCACGAAGCGCCGGCCGATGCGGGAGTAGATCTCCTTGTAGCCCTTCTTGTTCAGGCGCAGACCGCGACGCACCTTCTTCTCCAAGTAGTCCGTGGCCATCAGTACGATGCCGCAATAGTCCTCTAACTTGTTGTAGAAGGTGATGAAGAAGAACATCACCTGGTCGCTCAGCTTGTCGGCCTCGTCGAGGATGATCAGCGGGTTCTCGCGCCGCTTGAGCGCCATGACGACGTCGTCCACCATGTCGCCCACCGTATCGCCCGCAGGGTTCTTACCCATCACCCGAAGCAGCTCCCGGAGGAAGGTCTTGCGGTTCCAGTATTCCGAGCAGGCCAGCACGTAGACGTTCGGGTTTTCCGCCCCGTAATGCGCAGCCGTCAGCGATTTGCCTGTCCCCGCCTCGCCGCATACGGCCAGCACGAGGGCATTCTCCTGCGCGTCAGAGAAGATGTCCGACAGCGCCTTGTAGTTCCTTGTTTCCACTATGTTCCATCTGGTTTGTTTCACTCCGATTTGTGCCGCTATGCTGCGCCACATCTTCTCATTGATCAGCTCCCACTTGCCGGTCACGATCTGCGTCACCGTGGCGGGGCTGACCCCCACTAACGAGGTGGCCGCCCGCTTTTGGCTGCCCTTCATCTCGCAATACTCCCCGAGTCG